CGAGAAGCATTCGAAGCGAACGGCGGCAAATTGTATGACATCGGGGAACAGCTATGACCGCCCACCAAACTAAACTATGGCATAATGAGGATTAGATATGAGTATGCCAAATAAAATCTGCCCGATCTGCGGCGAGCTTGGCCATACGGCTGGTAGCTGTCCGCATAGATAGCCCCCCATGTTTGTAGTTCCGTTGCGCTTGTGGTATAATGTAATTGAGAAACCCTACTCTTAGCTTTATAAAACGCAAGTAATCTAATAATTCAGCATACGCACGGGCGTAGTTTAGCTCACCTCGCAATAGCTAAAAGCGTCCGGTCTTTTTCGGGGTGATCGTACATTTCGTTGTTACACCTCCCAAAACTCCACCTCACACATAAGTCTCAACTTCTCTTGCAAGCACCATCTATTGCCCCGGAGCTTGCGCTTTTCGACGTTCGCCGGCGCGTGTGCCTGAAATTATTAATGGGGGCTTTATTCATGATAAACGTTGTGGCCGGCCAAATGGCTAAGCTAAAACCTTTCGCTTACCGCCGATATAAGAAGTTCATTAAGATACTGGATAACAATACATCAGCCCAAAATTATGCAGAGGGGTACAATCGCGTGGGCATAGTAAGGATCGCACGAATTTATTTTGGAGTGGAGAATGGCTAAATATCAGTTGCCTTCTTCCAAAAAAATGGAAGGTAAATTTGGCTGGTGGTATAAGTTCTGGTGGACTTTTTTGCTAGGTGCTGAGGTGAGGCATAAAAAGTAATGGCTAAACACCCTGGCGGCAGACCGCTAAAGTTTAAATCACTAATAGAGCTTCAAGAAAAAATTGATGCCTACTTTGCCGATTGTGACCCACACGTTATAGACACGCTCGAATGGGTTGAGGCTAGAAGCAAAGACGGCAAACTACTTAAAGACGACAACGGCCTGAATTATCTAGTTGAAGTTCATCACAAAGTAATGACTAAGCAAAAACCTTATACGATTACCGGACTTGCTCTAGCCCTAGATACCTCAAGAGAAACACTGTTGGACTACGAAGATAAGGCCGAGTTTTCTGACACCATTAAAAAAGCCAAGATACGGGTTCAGAACTATGTTGAACAATCTCTAATGACCAGCAACCCAATAGGAGCCATATTCAACCTAAAGAATAACTACGGCTGGCGCGATAAGACCGAACAAGATCTGCACGTTAAAGAATTACCTAAACCAATACTAGGTGGTGAGAGTGTTCAAAGAGACAACAGCGCTTCGTAAGCTACTTAAGCTTAAAAAGCTGCTTAGGCTTATAGCTGGTGGCACGTCAGCCAGTAAAACGATTGGCATACTTCAAATACTTATAGACATAGCCCAATCATCAACCACTGAGGATTCTGGCGGCCTACCCATCGACGTAGTGTCTGAAACTATGCCGCATATGAAAAGCGGTGCGATGTTGGACTTTGAGAACATTATGAAGTCTCACAACTACTGGGATGACGCTAGGTGGAACAGAACCGATCACGTTTATACCTTTGAGACCGGTATTAAAATGCGCTTCTTCTCTGCCGATACGCCAAGCAAGGCTCACGGCCCTAGACGCTGGATTTTGTTCATAAATGAGGGTAACAACATCCCCTGGCCGATAGCCGATCATATGATAGTTAGAACTAAATATCTAGTGTTCGTGGACTGGAACCCCGCCACTGAGTTTTGGGCTTACACCGAAATAATGCAAAATCCCGCCTATGCTGGTAAGTATGATTTCCTTACACTGACCTACAAAGATGCCCTCGAGGCTCTCGACCCAATCACGGTGGAACGAATAGAAGCCCACAGAGATAACAAGATGTGGTGGCAAGTCTATGGGCTAGGGCAATTAGGTGAAATCGAAGGTAGAATCTTTACCGGGTGGCGCTGGATTGACGAAATACCTTTTGAAGCCCGATTTGTGAAACGAGGGCTAGATTTTGGCTACACTAACGATCCGACCGGCATTATCGCTGTCTATGAATATAACGGCGGCTTTATCTTCGACGAGGAATGTTACCAGTATGGTATGAGCAATGAGGACATCGCTGATTATGTTAAATCTCTAAAAGATCCCAATCGTTTAATCGTAGCCGACAGCTCAGAGCCTAAAAGCATTGCCCGTTTACAAACCCTAGGACTGAGTGTTATTGGCGCACAAAAAGGCAAAGACTCAATCAATGAGGGCATTAGTTTTGTACAAGGCAAACCAATTTCCGCTACCAAGCGCAGCATCAATCTAAAAAAGGAGTACGAGAGGTATATATGGCTCAAAGACAAACTGACCGGCAAGTTTATAAACGAAGCGCCAGATTTAGATAATCACCTGTTAGACCCAGCCCGCTATGCGCTGGAATCGTATATGCCGCGCAAAGAAAAGACGCAGCAATCAAGTGGCAACCTAACAAGCCTTTGGCACAATTAAGGAGAAACCAGTGAAAATGCCAACAATATCTCACGGCAACGAAGAAACTACCCAAACCATTGACGATAACGGCTCGACCAAGACCATAGTAAAACGGTGGGAGAACGAAGCTTTGCAGAAGCCTGTGCGCCATCGTTATGAAATACGCCATCGTACTGACAAAACCAACATCACTGCTATCGAACAGCTTATCAAAAGTCTGTTAGCCGACCCTGCCAAATTAGATGCCAGTGTTAAGATTGAGCGCACCAAAATGGGCGAGCAAAAAGGCTACTATAATCTAGTGGAATGCTACACCACACTTGAATTCTAAGCAGCTACTTCTTGGCCGCAATTCTTACAGACTAACACAGCGTCGCTTTTTGGGGCATAGTTGTGCCCATTCTTGCTCTCGGGGCATTGATTATAAATTGTCATACTTGTACTCCTTCCTATATATATTGTAAGGCGACTATTAAGCATAAATGCAAGGTTAGACATTTACGAATAGATTTGGTATAATGTAGCCAAGCTAAGTCACCTAACAAAGCATGGAAACTTCGCAAGAAAGTCCATGCTTTTTAATTGGCTCACTCTTTTATCACAACCACGAATGTCTTTCGGCTGTATTCGGCATCGAAAACGTACACCGAGCAGCTAACCCAGCCATTCCCTGAGTGGGCTAGAATTGCTCGCAACCGGCCTTTTGAGGGCATCGATCCGGCCTATCCAAAAACTACCGATGGCACCACCGCATCGATTATTCAAAAGACCCCGAAGCGCGTGGTGCAGCAGCTACCGACTGGCAAGGTTGAAAGCGACGATGATAACGATTGGTTGCCGATTGTAGCCGGCTTTATTTATACCAACAAAATTTTACCGTATGCCAATGAAGATTACGGGCTGTTCGAGAAGTCGCACCTTGCCATTGAGGGCGGCCTGACCTTTGGGGCAGCCTGTACCTTTGCGCCATTCTTAAACCATGATGGCTATTTCTGCCCAGACCTAACGATCCCGTACTGGGGCGATGTATTCCTGCAGAAAGGCAAGAAATCTGGCTATTCCTGCAGTTATATCTTCATGCGTGCGTGGTGGCAAAAAGATGATATCAAAGCACTAATCGATGATGAAAACAAGCGGGCTGCCGAGGCTAAGAAAAACAATACTGGATATACGCCGACATGGGATACCGAAGCACTGCAGTCTGTGCTAGACGCCGAAACATCAAAAGACAGCCAAGCCCTGACGCCGGACGAAGAGGAGCGGGGTCTTGATACTTCTGCTATTGAGTTAGTAACAGCGTTCCAAAAAGGCGTCGGTGCTAAGTTTTATACTTTTTGCCCCAGCGCTGAAAAGATTGTCCGCACCAAAGTGAGCAAAGACCCGCGTGGCAAGATGCCGATTGACTGGTTTTACGGCGATATTGACGGCACGAATCCTTTGGGTCGTGGCATTGTCGAGCTGATCGGCGGTCTGCAGAACCTGATCGACTCGGATATGCAAATGTACCAATACAACCGCGCTCTGATGTTAGCGCCGCCCGTAGTGAAATACGGTAATATAGGCAACTTTAAGTTCGCCCCGAATGCTGTTATAGATGGCAACAATCCCGCACTCGACCAGATTGTGCCGCTGAAGATTGATACGACAGCCGTCGCCAACTATCCACAGCTATATGGCTTGCAAAAGTCACAGTTGCTAAATCTGGTAGCCAGCCCTGACACTTCTATTTCGTCTGACGTAGGCAACCCGAGCTTTGGCAAGACCCCAACTGCGCTAAATCAACAGAAAGCCGCCATCTCAGTCGATGACAACGCTATCCGCAAGCGTTATGAATCCTGGTTTGAAAACTGGAGTGAAACTGCTATTAACCTGTACTTCGCTGAGCGTTCCGGCGTTGAAGAAGTGCAACTCGATAAAGATACCGCTGATGAACTCCGCAAACTGCCTAGCTTCCAGCCCGGCGACCCCCAACAAGGTATGCCATCCGGTGAAATGTACGGCGCCTTAACTGACGACAACAAGATTACGGTCAATTATGATACCGCCACGCCGGCATTGAAATTCCGGGTTGATGCCTCAACTTCAAAAATGCAGGATGACGCTAGCCAAGTACAAGCCTTGACTGGGTTGCTCGAAACTGCCGAGAAAAACCAGCTACTACAGTCAATTATCCCGCCCGAAAAGATAGCTGCAGCCTGGAACTCGATTGTGGGTGCTTCTGGCGTTGAGAACCCTGAAATTCTATCCATTGATATCAAAGAACTTGCAGAGCGCATGCAAAGCCAGAAGCAAGCAAATACCGCACCAAAACCACTATCTGAGAGTTTGCAATGGAAGTTCAGCGATTTCCCACAAGACGTGCAGAACAAACTAATTGAACGTGAGTTCGGCATCACACCACAAATGCCTAGTAACTCAACCATCCAGGCGGTCGCCAAATCACAAGATGCTCTCACTAAGCAGCAAACCGCCCAAGCTCAAGTCCAGCCGACACAGCCGGCTGATGATGACCCCGAAATCGCCCAAGAATTGCAGCGCTTAGGTCTATCCCCGGCAGCTATCGGCCAAGTGCTAGATATGCGCCATAGTGGCGTGCCCGACGGGCAGATTCTGCAAGCCATAGGAGCGCCAAATGTATAAACCATCTACTTACGACATTAGACTCCTCTGTGATAACTGCGGTCACGAGGACATTTATAACGTGCCGGTTCGTAGGGTAATTGAAGACTATGACAGAGAAGCTGTGCGCTACAGCAGTGTTCATCGAGTTAACAGCGATTCTAGAGAATTGATGTTCTGTCGTTACTGCAAATTACCCTACTTGAAGGTCTTGTTCTGGAAGAATGACGAATCGCTGATACACGAAGGAGCTTCAAATGCCTGAAGAATATAACCCTTATCCATTAAACGGCCAGTATTTCACACCCACTGTCCCACAAGAACAGAAACAAGCTGCCGAGGATGAGCGTGACGAGGTACTAACCCAACTCCCTCTGATTAAAAAAGTCTTAAAACGCTTGGACGACAAAATCTCTTTTTACGAGAGCGTCAATTCGATTCCCGACGAGGTTAAGACCAAACCTGATGAGTTTATGCACCTATATGCCGCTAACAAGCTGACCTGCGACAACTTGAAGCAAGAAAGGGGGTACATCCAAGCGCAAATAAATAAAGCCAAGTAGGTTAGTTGCTTTGGGGTGACCAAAATAGCCGCCCCAAAGGAGCCAATCTCGGGCTTCCAGGTCAGCACTGTAATCGCTGTAAAAACAAGGAGAAACTATGTCTAAACAAGACACCGCTGTAAACGAAGAGGTAGTTGCAGACACTACCAACACTGAATCAGCACCAGTGGAAAACGAAAGTACTGTAACGGCTGATAACGCCCTCGACGATGATGCCTTTGATGACATCGACGATGAAGTGGCGCAAGAGGCAGAAACAGAAGGTGAAGATGAGGATGAAGCAGTTGAGGCCACATCCGGCAAAAGCACCGAAGAGACAGAACCCCAGCCGCAAGGTGAAAAACCGTTAAGCCCAAAAAGTGAAAATCGGTTCCAGCAATTAGCAAATCAGAAGCGAGAGTATGAGCAACAACTCAATGACCCTCAATATCTGCAAGAGCGCCTAGCAGAACTGAACGCGCAGAAAGCTCAAGTCGCGCAAGAGCAGGGGTTGCTTAACGAAATAAACCCCGAAACAGGTGATTACTATACGCCTCAAGAGGCTGAACGTATCGCTTTTGCCCAATCACGAGCAGCTAAATCACGCCAGCTTGATGAACAGAGCTATGCCCTGCAGGTCCAACAGAACCAAGAAGTCATCGGTAGTGAGGCACGACAGGTTATGGAACTGCCAATCTTCAAGGAAGGCACAAAAGAGTTTAAGCCCGAGTTGGTCGCTCAATATGAGGACTTGCTGAGCGAAAACACTTTGTACCAAGCACAAGATGGCAACACCTACACTGCCAAGCAACTTATGCAAGCCGGTGTGGATTTGACCCAGGCCACGCTCGTCGGGGCGAATATATCACCACTCAAACTAGCAAAACTAATAGCCGACTCTACCCAAGCCAACCAGGCCCAACTGCAAGCTGAGGCGCAGCGCTCAACTGAACGCATGTTAGCCAACGCGGATGTGCCGGCCGGTAGCTCAAATGCCAATCCAAAAGACGATACTTCTGATTTTGATGAGGCGTGGGATGAGTAGGCACTAAGAAAGAGACTTAAAAAATGGCTCAAAACCTAGCTACAAAATACAGTCCGAAAGTGTCCGAGCGGTTAAAGAAAGCAACCGTTATCGGCTCACTGACGAACCGTAACTACGAATGGAAGGGTGTTGACACCGTCAAACTCTACTCAGTCGATACATTTGACATGAACGACTACCAGCGTTCAGGCGACAACCGTTATGGTGACCCTGAAGAAACTGGTACTACCCTACAAACCTGGCAGGTATCGCAAGATCGTTCCTTCGCAGGTACGATTGACGCCCTAAACAACAGCCAGTCTATGGGTGTATTGAAGCCCGGCTCAGTTCTGGCCCGACAAATCCGTGAGGAAGTCGTACCGGAAGTTGATGCTTACGTGCTCCAGGTAATGGCTACTGCCGGTGCTACCGCTTCACGCGATGACATCGTGGCAGATGCTGCTACTACCAAAGACAACGCGTGGACTAACCTAGTTACCCTGAAGGCTGACATTGTAGACAACGAAGGCAAAGACAACGGCTTGTACGCTGTTATGACTTCTGATTACTACGCCTTCCTGCTGCAGTCTGGCTTCGTACTGGCTTCTGACCGTGGTCAGGCCAAGAACGAAACCGGCAACCTCGGTACCGTCAACGGCATGCAAGTGCGCATCGCTCCTTCCAGCCGTATGCCCAGCACCACTGACGCTATCGACCTGCTGATTGTCCACCCTGAAGTTACGACCTTTGCTGACGTCCTAACCGATTACGTTACTCACACGAACCCTAAGGGTATCAACGGTACGTTAATCGAAGGCCGTGTTGCTTACGACGCTTTCGTTGACACGAACAAGGTCAACGAAATCGCTATGCACGCCGTAGCCTAAATAAACTAAATGGAGGTTTCTAATGGAAGCACCAAAACTTGAACTTCGCAAAAACAAAGAACGTCTTGCCCGGCTTGAGGCTGTCAAACAGACAGCTGCCAGTCGGACTAATCGCCGCATACAGATGATTATTGACGACATCGCAGAGCAAAAAGCCAAGAAAGAGGGGCTTTCATTGGTTTCCTCAAAGAAAGAAAGTAAATAAACATGTCTCAAGTAAACCTGAATGGCTTCGGCTTTGCTCAGTCCGTTGACGTAGACGCCGACAAAACCCTGGCATTGACTGACTGTGGCACTGTCCAGAACGTAACCGCTAGCAAGACAATTACCCTTGAAGCGACAGTTGTAGGCACGAAGCACATTGTTCGT